CTAAGTCGATCTCTATCGTGTCATCTGGCTTCTGTTGGGACAAAAGAACAACCGTCTCCACATGGCAAGTATATCACCATCATATCATAAGCGTTCTTTTTTTATCTATCTAGTTCTATGATGATACCACAATCTGCACTTTCTTTCAATGTTTTGCATTTTAGTTATATTCGCTTCTATACCCGTACGCAAAAAGCGGTGGCAGATGGGTGGCAATGCCACCCATTCAAAAAATATATTGCATTGCTTCTATAATATACGTTATCAGAACATTGAAAAATGACCACAAAAAAAACGATTCTTTTCGCCGCGTAGCTGCGGCGTTTCTTTTTTTGCCCCGGGAGCTCCCCGGGGCTTTTTTAATTTTTCACTGGCGATTGCACCATTCCTGCAGAGCCTTGACCATAGCAGAAGGATTGCTGATCACACCGTCAACCATCGTGCCGAGCTTTTTCTGCATCGCTCGGATGGTCTGTGGCCCGATGTAGCCGTCCGCGGTTACTCCTGCCCATCTCTGCATGGCCTTGATCAGATCGGAGCCGCCGGACAGTTTATCAGACCATTCGGCCGCCGCGATGCCAGCGCAGTATTCTTTGTTAGCTGTTGGCTGATCGCTGATCACGCCGTCTACTCCGGTTTTAAAAATCTCCTGCAAGCGTTTGGTCAGCTCCGGTCCCCATACTCCATCAACCGAAATCGCTTTTACGGTCGATTCTTCTTTCGGAGCTGCTCCGCCGTAAGTGCAATACTTAGTATGGCAGTTAATCCAGCCAGCGCCAGAGAGCAACCGTCCCCAACTCGTATTCTGGATTTCCGTCACCGTATAGCTGCCCTTATCCCGGATTACTCCGACGATTTTACTGTCTGCATCTGGTGCACTTCTAATATTAAGCGCTGCATCGTTGACTTTATAGATTCCAGGCTCGTATTTCGTATTTTCCGGCTGCTTCGGCGTGTTGGATGCACCGCTGATCAACTTCTTGAAGCGACCCCAGTCATCCCTTTCCATAATCTGGCTAGGGCAGTGCTTGCTGCAGATATCATAGTGCCGATATACCCTGGATGCCGGGATTCCGGTTTTTCTCATGATCTCCTTGACCACCGCAACGGTATTACGGAAAGCCTTCTCATAGTCATATCCGCTCTGCACACACATTTCCACGCCGATGCTGCTCCGATTGCCATAGCGTCCAAACAGGTTAGCACCGCCATAGTTGACTCCGACGTGCCAGCATCCGCGGTTATGCGGCGCGGCCTGGTAGGCAGTGTCGCCATCATCAACGTAATAGTGGGCAGACATATTGGACAGCTCACCATTATGCTGCGCTTCTGCGTGTGTGCGGGCATCGGCACCCGCTCTGAAATTATCTGTGTTGTGGACTACAATACACCGCGGATCGTTCTCTTCGTAGGTGTTCTGGTTGCTGATAAAAGATCTGTCAATTCTCATGATACTTCCCTTTCTCCGGCAGATTTGCGCCGGCGCAAAAAAGGACGGTTGTTGGCCGCCCTCACTCTGATTTCTGTGTCTGCTTGATAATCTGATTCACATAATTGCTCAGCCCCGCCACAAGGATGCCCTGCGTGACCGCTGTAAAGACTGCCATCGCCGCCTGCTGGCCGGTTCCGACCTCGCTGGTAGCCAGCACCCAGATGGCACACAGTACGATACTCACGCCGCCGAGAATCAGAGGGATATACTTATCCTTTACAGCCTGCGCCTGTTTGAGTGCCATACCAAAGAAATACAGGGCAACTGCCACCACAATAAGTTCCGGTTTCACATAATTCATAATCTGTTCCATATTAATCACCTTTCTTTTTGATATGTAATTCATCAATTTCCTGCTTCATTTTCGTTACCATACCATTTCCACCTAATGCATGATAGGCTTCGTACATTTCACAAAAATTCTGGTATGCATAGGATGGGATGTCTCCCAACTGTGTATACTTGCTATGGTACTCGATCAGCTGGACCCTGAGCAGCAGCATGGTTCCCTTGCTGTTTGCGTCCCGGTCTCTTTTCTGGTTCTTCAGAAGCCAGACGATGTACCCAAGAAGCACTGGAAGTACTACAGTATATGTCTGCATTAATATTTCGCTCACTGCACCGTCTCTCTTTCTTCTTGATTCAAAAAAGCAGGACCGTTTCCGGCCCTACTCAGCTTTCTCCTTTTCTTCTAATTCAGCGGTATACTTATCATACTCATCCCAGATGTCATTTTCGAACTTATCAACAATGTCATCAATTGCTGCCTTGTCCGATCTGTATTTTCTTCCGTTATTGATATACCGATTGATAATCGGCACATCCGGATGTTTTACATCCATGTTCGCATCCATGGATACTACTGTTTCACCGTCTACTGTGATGATTCCTGAATAGTGGATATCCTTTGTGTAAGTTGCTTTTACTTCTGACATAATGTATGTCCTCCTTTAAATTAATTATTTCCAGAGAGATTATCTCTCATGGTATCAAGTTCACTTCTGAGACCTACAACCTCCAATTCGAGTTTGGATCTCCTTTCTTTTTCAAGCTGTAGTTCATGCGTTATTACAGCGATCAAATTGGTATATACCATACTATAGGTATCAATATAGCCATCCTCTGTGTTCTTTCTGTCGTGGTGTACCAGATCCAGTTCGTCTTCTCGGATTCCGAGTTCTCGCATGGCTTCCACAACATCCTGTGCGACAAATCCATAGCAAATGCGTCCATCGCCGTCAATCATCCGATACTGAACTGGTTTTAAGCGATCGAACAGCTCTGAATGAATATCCGTCTTATTGATCTTGCTCTCACCGAGTGGAAATATGTTTGTTTTGGCGCGGCGATCGGATGTGACCTGTGGGGAGTTTTTAACAATCAAACGCTCCCATACTCTTCCACTATCTCCTAACATAATCTTTTCGGAGTACGCCTTGGTCGGTGCGAACGCTCCAGTATACGCTCCTCCAGACCAGCCACAGCCATAAAATTCGACCTCTGCCTGATAACCTTTCTTCTTTGATTCAAGAATAATGCTACCGTTACCAATATCGAAGTTTGCTCTGTTGTTGGCATCCGAGTAAGTATTTACAACAAAAGAATCGTCAACAGCTCCGGCTATACAGCTTCCAGAAGAACTTGATGTCTCCAATACAGATTCGTGGACACCTTTAATATCTACATATTCGCTCTGGATTGACAGAGCCGCATTGCCGGATTTTGTTTCAACCAAAATCTTACCGACACCGCCACATAACTCAATAACCGCATCTTTTGCGTTCTTTCCAAGCTGGATCAACTTATCACCATAATATGCGAGTGTCGTTCCTGCCCGGTTAAGAATCTCAAATGCTGATGCTGAAATCTTAGTCCGATAGCCAGACCAAGATCCGCTGGTTTTATTACCAACTTCCAATCCGGTCCCATCAGTAAACTGCATAAAGTTGGTGGCTGTTTTTGCTGCTTGTAAAGGATTCGCATTAATTGAACCAGATGGTAAAGAAGCTAATTTGGTTGATGTCCACGTCACTGTATATGGACCAGAACCTTGAGTATAGTTAAATACTCTCAGCTGCCCATACGGTTCATTTAATCTTGTTATAAGGCCCCACGTTGAAGTAGTCTTTTTATAAATCCATAACGACCATCCGCCTGAAGATCTTAGGAAATCCAATCCAGGATTTGAGTTATTTGCAGAGATAAAACTAAACTGGACATCTGTTGTCTCAAAACCTCTGCCACCAAGTTTAAATGTTGTTGGTTGATTTGCATACGAACCTGTGATCTTTATTGTAGCAAATTCGACATAAAGATTTGACTCACCGTTTCCATTTACCGTATGCACTACCTGATTTGCGTCCTTACCTGCAGCGCCCTGTGGACCTTGAGGACCTGTTGCACCGGTTGCACCTTTATCTCCCTGAGGACCTTTATCGCCTTTTACACCTTGAGGACCTTGTGGTCCCTGAGGACCAGTTGCTCCTTTATCCCCTTTATCTCCTTTGGCACCGGTTGCACCTTTATCTCCTTTACTTCCCGTGACGCAAACTGCTGTTGTCGTTGAAGTCGTGTTGTCAGTATAGGTAATCACTGATCTCGTCCAAATATATTTACTGTTCTCCCATCCAGGATAAGTCGTGCTCCACGATCCGCCGGACATGGCTGTTGCTGACGTTGATTTGTAATACTGTTCTACAATAGATTTAACGCCTTTACCGGTTGCACCAGTCCCTCCAGTATCTCCTTTATCACCTTTGGCTCCGGTTGCTCCCTGTGCTCCTGCAATGCAAACTCCATTTTGATTTGGCGAATACGTTCTGTTACCAGCTCCGTCCGTTGTTACCGTACGGCTCCACATATACTTTCCATTAACCCATGTCGGCGCTGTCGTCGACCATGATCCTCCAGAAAGAGAAGTCGGCGATGTCGAAAGATAATACTCCACGTCAACAAAAGACACATAATCCTCAGGTGCTGGAGTCCAGTCAGTTGCCGTATTGCCTTTTTCGATCTTAAGGTTTTTAAACTGATATGAGACCCCAACATTACTGTTCATTCCGGTAAAATATGTATTCTGTGAAGTTCCGCTAGGCAATGTTGCTGCTGATTTTACAACCCATACCAGTTTTGTCCATACATTCGCAACTGTTTTGTTGTTTACGGCTTTACATGATTGTATCAACATGTTTGAACTGTCACCATGTCTAAAGTCTGGATTCATCGATGTAGAAACACTTGCTTTGACATCTACGGATACGGTATAATTCGTGTCAGCCTCCCATTTTGTGCGTCCAATATAAGAAAACTGTATTACAGACCATCCGGATTGTTTTACCGAATCTCGTGTAAGCTTACATGTATTAACCCCAGTTTCGGATACAGATTCTTTGGAATAGCCGCCAGTTTGCATTGACCAACTCCATCCGGTTGTTCCTTTATTGGTATTGGTCGCCAAATTTCGCCCACCGACGACAATTCCTTCCGGTGTACTACCAACGTTGTAAGCAGTTGAAGTTGTATTATCCGTATAGGTGATGATCGTACGAGTCCAGAAATATGGTTTGTCCGCACTTGTCGCCGGAGGAGTTGCTGACCATACTCCAGTAGGGATCGTAGTTCCAGACGAACTTGCCTGATATGTTACTGCAGTAGATTTAACGCCTTTTCCACTTGCACCAGTATCGCCCTTATCTCCCTTACTGCCGGTAGCTCCTGTTGCACCCCTCGGGATAATTGTATGGCTTATACACAAACCTTTCAGATCTCCAGATGCAGTATTACTCCGATAATAAGCAACATGAGCATTTTTTGTGTCCGTTGCAGTTCCAACGATTGCAAACATATCACCAATCCGGCAACCGTTACGGATACCAGATGTGCTGGACCAAGTTTCTTCGTGATTAATCGTTCCATATGTTGTCCACCGAGACTCTGTGAAGGCATCTCTAACCACATTTGCCACAAGACTATATCCCTGTGAACCAGTAGCCCCTGTAGCACCTTTGTTACCATATACACCGATAACTCGTTTTGTTGTGTCTACAGTTGTCCCATTTGTATAAGTAATTGTCTCGTAGTTCCAGAGATATTTATTGCTCTCTGTCATTGTCGGAACGGTGGATGACCACGATGTAGGAACAGTCGAATTGGATGTGGAGACTGCATAGTGCTCAGTAATGCTTTTAATGCCATTTCCGGTTGATCCGGTATCACCTTTATCCCCTTTACTTCCCCGATCACCGTATGATCCAATGATGCAAGGCGCAGTTGTACTCGCCACGGTTCCGTCGGTATACTTCACAACCTCATAATTCCAAAGATACTTCTTAGCCGCAGACACCGACTGGACAGCTGTTGTCCATCCACTCGTCGCCGTTGTAACTCCGCTGGAAGATGCCGTTGCCAGGTAATAATTGACTACTGATCCAATACTCTTTCCATTGGTGCCATTTGCACCATTGGTTCCCATACGGCCGACACTATATATCGTGGATGTTGTGTCGTCAGTGTAAGTGATGATTGTACGTGTCCACAGATACTGCCCCGCGGATGCAGATGGCACAGACCCAGACCATGTGCCAGTTGGAACTGTTGTTCCGGAAGTTGAAACCTGGTATGCAACAGATGTCGATTTAACCCCCTTACCCGTATCACCCTTATCACCTTTGGCTCCAGCCTCGCCTTTGATTTTCGCCCACTTATACATTCCGACACTTGTAGGATCATCTTTTGCATAGTCCACGCATGTTCCGATATAAGCGCCAATATCCTCACCACTGTTCCCGGTGAATGTCTTCCCACCGTCATTACTATATTTGATGTGCAGATAACTGGTTTTCCCGTCTGCTCCATTGGTACCTGAAATTCCCTGTTTTCCCTGTGGCCCCTGCGAACCTTCCAGCTGCTGCCAGCTGTACTTCTTCGGATCATCCGAATCCGTCTGTGTAAAATCCACATACGTTCCAATGTATTTTGACGGTGTCTCTGTCATCTGAGACGCATAGGTCGGATTCGAAACCGCAGAATATTTGATGTGAAAATACGTCGTTTTTCCATCTTTTCCGGCAATACCTCGCTCGCCCTGCGGTCCCTGGATTCCCTGCAGTCCCTGTGTACCTTGCGGCCCTTGAATCTTTGTCCACTTGTATTTGGACGGATCGGTAGAATCCGCCTTTGTATAGTCCGTGTGCACACCGATGTACGTCTTACCGGTTGATTCTGTAATAGAAAATCCTGTCTTTCCATCTGAACTTGTTGCATAGGCAATGTGCAGATAAGGGGTCTTTCCATCCGCTCCCGGCTTACCCTGAATACCCTGTGTACCGTCCGCACCCTTAATCTTTGTCCAGGCATATTTCGTCGGATCGGTGCTGTCGGCTTCGACCTCATCTACATACATTCCAATGTAGTCTCGATCAGAATCTGAAACAGAAAAACCAACCTTTCCGTCGGAGCTGTTTGCATAAGCGATATGCGTATACGTGGTTTTGCCATTCTCGCCCTTCGGTCCTTGAATTCCCTGTTCTCCCTTTTCACCCTGCAGTCCACGCAGTCCCTGTTCGCCTGGATCTCCTTTATCACCTTTCGGCCCCTGAAATTTGCTCCAGCGGTACTTCGCCGGATCTGTGGAATCCGCTTTGACAAAATCTACATATTGGCCGATATATGTCTTATCAACTGCATTGGTTGTCGAAAATCCTGTTTTTCCATCAGCGCTCGTTGCATAGGCCATATGCAGGTAACTGGTTTCGCCATCCGCTCCATCGTTTCCCGGAACACCATCCGCTCCGTCCTCGCCATCATCGCCCTGGAACTTCCGCCAGGTATATTTGGTTGGGTCTGTGCTGTCCTCAAGCGTATAATCTGTATAGGTACCAATATACTTTCCGGTATCTTTTCTCATCTGATTTGCTATCGGATTCGGAACATCAGCATATCTCACATGAAAAAAGCTTGTCAGACCGTCTTTTCCAGGTTCTCCCGCAATTCCCTGATCTCCAACAACCTTTACCCAGGTGTAGACACTCGGATCCGTCAAAACCGGCTGCTTTGTCGTCTGATTGTATGCAATACCCATATATGCTTTTCCGGCAGATTTAAGCGATATTCCAGCACCTGTTTCTGTATCAGCAAACACAACCCAAGTGTAAAACGTCCGGTTCTTTGCCAGCTTCTCAAACTGTGCAGCCAGGCTCTCCATCTTTTCTGAAATTCCACTCGATTTCAGCTTGTATTCGCCCAGCGTTGCCGTGTACTCATCATTGCAAATGGAGGACTCCAGTTTCATGATTCTTGCAGACAAATACAGTTCTCCGGCATCATCTACAATGTTCACTGTATCGCCGATCTTGATTCCATCCGGCAGATACGCCAGTTCCACTTCGTAGGATACGGCTGCATCATAGATCTTTTTCAGCTTTGATACGGCACGATTGCACAACTCTGACTGACTTAACGTATCATAGGTGTAAGTCTGGACAATATGACCGGTTCCATTTCCTTTTTCGGAAAGATACCGGCTCCATTTGGCCACTGCGCTCCGGGAATAAATCGTACTGCCGGACAGATATATATCGCCGTCATCATACTTATACCCTTTCAGATTGATCGGCGTTTCACTGTCTTCCGGATATCCGCCGGTAACGGAAAGTGCCGTAGCCAGATCTTCTACTGAACTTTTTACAATGATATTTTTCACTTCCCGGTTGATCCGAAGTTCTCGCCCCTGATCTACGCCGCGCTTCTTATGCAGGTTGATATATTTGTGCTTGATTTTCAACCGGTCGATTTCAAAAGTATAGGAAACTTCCGCGTCAAACTGCGTGGCAACGCTCAAAATACGCTCAGAAGCGGTGGTCTCACCCTCCCAGGACAGTTTCCGGTTATAATTGCTGACCTCATTGATTCCAATTTCAAAGCCGGAATCGTCGCTGAATTTTTCAACATAGTAGCTCGCTGGATATGCCTTGTCTGCTTTGTATTCGCCAACTGTCTCGTTCAGGAGATCCATACCGGCATCCTCGGCATAGATTTCTACTTCCTGTTTGAAAATATTTTCTTCGCTGGTAATGATCGTATAAAATTCCTGCTCATCGCCATTCTTCCGAAGAATATAATTGCCAACAGAACCATACTGTTTCGCATCATTCCGCGTGCTCGCCGTGTAATTCAGCGTAAATTCTAGTGTAGCAACACCTGCTTCCACCTCTTCTGTTTTCAGATCATCAGAAATGTACAATCCCTTCGGTAGCTCTGTGCTTGCCTGCCCAAGGACATTCATATGTCGGTCCGCAAAATATAAAATCATAGAAACACCTCCCTGTATTTCATTGTGTATGTTGGCTGTGTTGCCCAGTCCGATGCAATGCATTGGATCTGATTCATTCCAGGCTGCAGGCAAAAGTTCTCCCAATCGTTGCCCAACGCACCAAGATCCTGTCTCGGAAGTCCCTGTAACATGACCTCTCCATTGCTACAGTCAGCTGTCAAAACCTGATTTACCGAAAATTTATTCGGAATATCACGCCATTTTTCTACATTGTCAATTCTCACGAAGATGCCGCGGAAATAATTTCTGGTGACAAGCTGATTTCCTGTATTTCGACTTCCCCACTGTCCCAAATACAATTTCACTGTTGCCACTTTCACATCTTTTAATTCTGGAACTGTAAATTCCGGATAACTGCCCTTCCAGAAAAAACGTATTTTCTCTCCATGTTTCATCATGTCGCTTGCGCCATACGTTTGGCTGTATGGGTTTGCATCTTTTCGATGGCAAGGTTCAAAAGTATATGTTTTGACGATACGCGGGTTGTTTCCACCTACCCACATATTCATGTGCGCTGTGTTTCCGATCGTATCGGTTTTGTATATCTCCTGGCAGCAGATCATTTTTCCGTTCGCATCGCAGAAAGCAATCGCCTGGCAGCCCGTCTGCCCCATAAGACCAGTTTCAAACCAGCTGTTCATGTAACAATAGAGGTGCGTCGCTCCCTTTGCTCCATTGGAATCTACCACATCAATAGATTTCATAGCTCCATTCCAGCCGTTTGTGTTTGGACTTACATATCCACTGCTGGCCAGATACAGACCTTTGATGCTGTCTACGCTCATGACACCCAGCTTTCCAGCCGTCTTGCTGTTACTGTATAAGAAGTTGCTCCCTGTATCATCTTTCCACGCCGCATCCTGTGACCAGACATATTGGTCAGCATAGCTTGTTATCAGTTCGCTTTTTTTGTATGTTTCTCCGTTCAACTCATCCGGATCACCGAACTGAAGAATTTTCTTGGAGTCATTTACAAAACCTACTACTCCATTTTCACTGTGCATTACTGCCTGAAGCTTTGGAAAGGCCCGATAAGTGCCGTTGTACGACACAATGAACGTTTTTCCGTCATCCGCAGTCGGATTCACCGTAAATTCTTCCACCGAATACTTGAATGGATCCGCGCAGTAAAATTCCAGCTCCGCAGTGATCGCATTTCTTCCCGCCGGCACTTCACTCGTTCCCTGCTTTGTTCCGATATAATATTTGTCCGGTTCATCTGCAAAAATAAGGGTTGCCTGTTCTGCATCCAGAAGAGCATTCAGTTTGTTGTAAGCACTGCGAAAAGCTGCATTATCTTCGGCTACCAGCTGATATCCCACCACAATAGTCCTTGGCTGATAACGCTTTCGTCGATACTTTGTACCGTCAGACACGCCTGTTTCCAGATCTGTAATCTCCGTACCCAAAATTTCCCGGCCGGACACATAAAGTGTCCGATAGCCGGGAATTACGTTCTCAAGATAACTTCCATTAAACATGAGAGCCTCCGAAGGCAGGTTCTGCCCTTGGTATCGCTCTGTTGTATCTACAAAGTTATACATTCATTCTCCTGCCTTTCTTTCGGTTCTCCCTTGTCTCCTGTTTCTCAATTTCTTCTCGTGTATACGTTGCGGTCGCTTTTCCGATTTCTCTTCCGTCCAGATTAACGGGTACATAGATGGTATATTTTCCATTACTGCTGTACTGGTAGCTGTCGTTCAGGTCTTCAGATCCTGTCCGAAGGCTCATTCCGATTTCCGGCGCAGGTGTAAGCTCCGGAACCTGTATCAATTCCATGGCTGCCTGCTTCGCCTCCTGAACATGATCCATAATGCCGTTGATCCAGCCGATCCCGAAATAGTTACCCAGCTTATCCGTCACCCGCGATGGGCTGTGAATCTGTGCTTTTGCGCGGATCGCCGCCTCTGCTGCCGCCGCAAGCTGTGCAGCAACCGCTCTTACATGCCCAACCTGACTTGCCATACCGTTCGCAAGACCCATACCGATGTAAGCACCGTAAGAATAAGTGTTTATATTGCTCAAAGGCGCCTTTGCCGCATTTGCAAGTGCGCGTGATGCACTCGTTACAGTACTGTTTTTTGACCGGATTCCGTTTGCCATACTGTTTCCAACGCTCTGTCCACTGCGAAGTGCCGCCGGTTCTGTCGTTTTCAGAGCGGCATTCACTGCTTTTGAAACATTTTTAGCGCTGGAGACTGCTTTCGTTCCGCCACTCGAAATTGTGCTTGAAAAATTGCTCATTGATGTGGACGCAATATTGTTCAATGGTTTCAACCCAGTATCCATGCTCTCTGTAACTGCTGTTCCTGCGCTCGTGCCCGCTGAGGTCAAAGCTCCGCTGCCTCTATTGATGCCGGATGTAATCGCGTTGATTGCTGTGTCGCCTATACTGCTGGCGGACGCAGCAACGCTTCCGATTCCAGACTGAATTCCGGCCGCCGTACTGCTTGCCGCAGTATTCCCGAGTGCATTCGCCGCGCTGGATACCTGCGAGCTTCCGGCATTAATTCCAGATGCTGCACCAGACGTTACACTCTTGCCGCCTTTTTCTCCTCCGGCGCACCAATCGCTGATATCGCCAAAGAACTTTCCAATCTTTCCGCCAAACTTGGAAAGCCCGCCAAAGATTCCTTCTCCAATGGCCAGTACAACCTGCTTTCCGACTTCCAGCCAGTCTGTCGCCATAATTGTGTCAATCATAGCAGACAGCACCTGCGGCAATGCCTCCAAAAGCTGTGGAATAGCGCCTATAATACCCTGTGCCAATGTTCCGATAATCTGAGCTGCGGTCATCAGAATTGTAGGAAGATTCTGCAAAATTCCCTGTGCAAAAGAACTCAGTGATTGAATTGCAGCGTCGATCAGTGACGGTAGATTCTCAGTAATTCCCTGTGCCAATGCAAGTAAAAGCTGCATGCCGATCATGATGAGCTGTGGCAACGCTGAAGCAATTCCCGTAACGAGTGTCGTTACCATGCTGACTGCTGATGGAATCAACTCCGGCAGGGCACTGATCAATCCAGATACCAGCGATTGAACCAACGTTACGCCGCCCGTAATCAAGGCTGGCAGATTGGCTGTAATCGTATCCAGCAATTCAGAAACCAGATGTCCACCTTGCTGAATGAGGTCCGGCAGCCTGCTGGCCATTCCATTGACCAAATTCGTGATAAACTGTGGTCCCTGTGTCTGTGCCAGTTGCAAAATACTATCAATCTGTGACCCAAAAGTCTGATAGAGCAGTCCAAGCCCGGCGAGTACGACAGCAATCAAAGCTGCTGGCATCAATGCTTTCATTGCAAGCCCCATGATCTGGGTCAAGCCGCTGAACATCTTTGAACCAACACCAAAAATCAATTTTCCAACCGTCTGGACCGTTGATGTAACTGTCTGCACAACTTTTCCGCCCAGCACACCGATTTTTTGTATCCCGTTGGCGCCATCCAAGGTTGCCGCATCCAGAATATCTTTAAATGGATTTTTTATTTTTCCAACTGCAGACTGTAATATTCCGCCAAGCTTCGAATTATTAAATGCATTTCCAAGGCTTTTTCCAGCATTTTTTGCCCATTGTGGTGTCTCTTTTAGGGTTTTGTTTATGCCTCCAATACCTGTGGATACCAGTTTCCATGTATTGCTCTGGAAAAAATCGCTTGCTTTGGTAACAACACCTAAAGTTCCAAGAACTGCTCCAAGAGCTTTTACCTTCTCTCCGGTTCCATCCAGAAGGCCTCCAATTTCTTTCAGCCCGCCTTCCAAACCGCCATTTTTAAACGCAGATCCAAGCTTTTCAACCCACTGAATTGCTTTTTCAATGTACTTTCCATCAGCCAACTTTTTATTGGCGTCACTTATTTCGGATGTAATATTCTTTACAAATTCTTTGAGTTTTCCCTTTGCCTGTTCAAACGCGGTTATTCCAATACCTTCAATTCCAGACTTAAGCTCATCAACAGCACCTTTCAGATTATCCGCTTTGATGCTTGCCATCGTCTCTGCTGCTCCAGATGCATTGTTGATCGCATCAGAAAGCTTATTGAAATCCTCATCACTTGCATTGACAATCGCTAAAAGCCCAGACATTGCCTCCTGCCCACCAAGCATAGCCGCATAAGATGCTTTTTCATCCTCAGTCAACCCTTGCATACCTTTTCGCATATCTTTCATAATTTGGGCAAAGGAATTCATATTTCCGTTAGCATCAGTAAGGCTAAGGCCTAATGCAGACATTGCCATGCTAGATTCTTCCGTCGGTTTTGCCATACGTGTAATCGTGGCGCGAAGTGCCGTACCTGCGGCGCTTCCTTTGATAGAACTATTCGCCATTATAGAAGTCGCAAGAGCTATATCCTGAATCGAGTAACCCATTGCGCCCGCTACAGAGCCGACATATTTGAAGGTTTCGCCCATCAAATCGACATTCGTGTTCGCATTGGCAGAAGCGGTCGCCAATACATCGGCGAATTCTCCGCTGTCTTTGGCCTGTTTTCCGAATGCAGTCAATGCATCCGTAACGATATCGGATGTCCTCGCCAGATCACCGCCAGATGCAATAGTCAAATTAATAACGCCATCCATACCGGATAGCATTTCATCCGCCTTCCAGCCCGCCATCGACATATATTCCATCGCAGAAGCTATCTGACTGGATGTGTACTTTGTGGAAGCACCTAGCTGTTTTGCTTTGTCTGACAATTTATCAAAATCTGACCCTGTAGCCCCAGAGAGGGCTGCAACGGAAGACATTGTACTTTCGAAGCTCATACCTGCGCTTACCGCGTTTGTTGTTACGCTTTTAAGCGCACTTCCAACTGCTGTAACTGCTTTTCCACCAATTGCCGCCATTGCGCCGAATCCAAGTCCACTGGATATGGTACTGCATAGCCGTTCTGCTGTATCGCTGCACGATTTCATCGTCGAAGAGAAATTGCTGTCTACCGCTGATAGAACCGCTTTTACGCTATAAGATTCTGCCGTTTTCACCATCTCCTTTCTTGATCAACTTCGAAAGTCCAGCAAAACGAGGATCTGTCTTTTTTGTTCTCTTTTTTTTCAAATTTTCAAGTTCCCGCTCATAATCGAAGAATTTCTGGAACTTTTTATAGACTGGAACTGTCTTTTTGCCTGTTTTTCGTTCTGCACGCACAGCAAAATCAAGATATGCCTGCCTGTGTGCTTCGAAATTTCGGTCAAACATTTTCAGTTCCAGCGCCTCCATCATGACATTATACTGAGCTACTGTCAGCCGATCCACCTGTTCGAATGATGTAAAATTGAAGTACCGAAAGCAATTCACCGCAACATCATGATAAATTTTTTCGAAATCTACTGTTTCTTCTCGTCCTGAGCCTTCTTCTGAAATTCCTCCAACGCTTTCTTCAAAGCTTCCTGGCGTTCTTTCTCCGCTGCCACTGCTTTCTCGATTTCCGCGACGGTTTTCTTCGTAGCATTGGCTGTCCTTAAGAAACCCAGTGTGTCCTCGAAAAGTTTATCAATGTCTGTTTCCGGATCATCAATATAATCATCCAGCAGTTCTTTTGTAACTCTCGGAGTCTGCCCCTGATTTGCTGCATCTAGCAGATCTACAAGCGGCTCCACCTCTCCATCCATGACGCTGCCGATCATATATTTCAGACCAATTCCTTTGCTGACATCTTTTAAATTGTCAACTGGCACCTGAATTTTTTTGTTTACATCGCGAAGGAATCCCATGCCAAAATTAAACTGATACACCTGTCCATTGATTGTAAGTTCCATATCGTTTTTCTCCTTTACTATTCAAAAAGAGGACGATTTCTCGCCCTCAGCATTTTTACGCTCCTGTTTTTGTCGTATCTGTAAATACGTAAGCTGCTATTTCCTGCTGCGCGGTCGTTACGGTTACATCACCTTTCTGACCGGTTCCATTGACACCAAAGGTAAGAGACACCTCCACCATATCTTCGGCGTTTGAAGTCTTTTCTACCTCCGTCACATAGCCCTGGAAGTATTTTCCTTTAAATTTATTGCTTCCGCTGGATGCTGGATCATCCAGATTTGCTTCCCAGATCTCGACCAGTTCATCATTGATCATGGCATCTTCAAGAGAATCGATCAGTGTGTCGCCCTTGGCAAGAATACTGGTTGCCGTAATCTCAACCTCGGCTGCTCCCGGGGTACGGATCGTGCCATCCTTTGTCTCTGTGGTATCGGCATCTTTACTTGTCGTTCTGCCGTTCTCTGTCGTAAACGCTAATGCTGTAGCTGCATTTTTAGCCGCATCTTTTTTAAGGCGGTACAGATAAACGATCTTTTTACCACGTACCGCATCTGCGAATAACTGTAAATCAATTGTTTTTCCCATGCTGTTCTCCTAACTAAATAAAAAAGTCACTTCTACAATTCCATGAAGAAGTGGCTGGTTGGTGGTTGTATCCGGCAATATTCTCTGATTTAAGTCCTTCACGGACCAGGAAAAGTTGCCGGTGTGCTCCAGATGTCTGCAAATCTGCTTGATCTGCAGAAGCATCTGTGAAACTGTGCCGCGCTGCCGCGGATTATCGTGCCAAACGTGGATTGTCTGACTTACAGTGCCGAATACAGCCGTTTTGTTGGCCCGATCATTCAAGTCACTGTCCGCCAGATAGATAAACGGGTATGGCGTACCTTCCGGCGGTAAAAACGTGTCATACACACCGTCTGGATACTGTTTTTTTAATTCCAGAAGCAACGCACTGAATAATTCCTGCTGTGGGTCCATGATGTCACCTCGTAAGCTTTTTCAAATCGGATTTGAACTTCTCTTTCTGCGCTGTGTAGGAAGGACGCATATATGGCTGTGCACTCATGTACCGAGTTCCATACTCCACGTATGCCGCATATTCTGCTGTTGGCTCCACTTCAGCCGTAAGACCGCCATCTCGGATCTCAAGACCAATACTCCGTTTCAGTGTACCGGTATCCACTGGCGCTTTTCTCTGTGACGCCTCCTGCAAAGCTTTTCCGTTTTCCTTTACCACCCGCTTAATATCACTCATCTGCACGTTTTTCTTCAATTTGACCTGCAGTTTCTCCATTCCTTCCAGCTTGATTTTTGGCATCAGACCACCTCCGATAGTATGAATGTCTGTTTTACACGCAATTTCCGTGTATAGTCCACTTTATAGTTTGCGTTCCCGATCCGGATCCGATCAAACGGCTTCTGATAATGATTCTGGAGCTGTACGGTCACGCTGCCCTGACGGATTCCTCCGTATACGATCTGCATGATCTCTGCTCTCGTATCCATCACAGAAGCCATTTTCTGCACCTCTGTGACCTGGTCTGCAGCATAGTTTCCGGTTTTCGAATCATATTCGCCCGGCAGGACCCGTTGGAAGAAAACTGGTGTATCATATCTCACAGAAACTTTACCTTTCCCTTTCTTGCCTCCCGCTGGCTGTCCAGATAGGACTGGATATCATCCATATACCCGGCAAAATCATTTTCTGACCAGGAAAGGCTCTCGCCCTCAACACTGTGAGAGGAGAGCCCTTCAGAGCCGATCCGGTTGAATCGAATGACCGAAACATCCAATATGATGTATTCCATCTCTTCCGGCGGCTCCAGACCGCCAAGAAGAAATTTCAGCCGCTGTTTCGTGGCATTCAGAATCAGCTGTAACTGCTGTTCTGTCTTTTTGTCTGTATCTTCCATCCCAAGAAGCAGTTTCAGATCTTCGATCATAGGCCGCCTCCTACTCCGTCAAGGAATCTACTGCCTTATTCTTGCTTTTCCCTTTGCCTGCCTTTTCCGGCTCCACCAGCTCAATCAGTGGGATACCACGCAGATTTTCAGCAGATACAAGCTCTGCCAGGCGGGCTTCGGATACCTTGAGTCCCTCACGCGGGAAGGTATCGCCTGCTCTGTATTCATGGTCATTGTCCTGCAAATCAGTAAAATACTCGATTACTCTGTACATATACCATCACCCTTTCTCAGCTCTTCACAGCTACTGTTACGTCGCCAGAACGAACTGCTTTGTAGTTCTGGTCGCACTCAACCAGTGTAATATGATGACCGGTAGTAGATGTGATCTCGGATTCTCCATCCCATTTGCTCCAGTTTTTCACATCATCACCATATTTTACCGCGGTCGCAGATGCTGCATCTTTGTACTTCCAGTAGTTATTCATGGACATGATCTGCTCTTTTACGGAAATCTTCGTCTTTCCAGCTTCTGTTCCTGCTTCAGATGTTACATTCAGAGTTCCAAGTGTCTGCGTATCAGATCCGCCAACGGAAATGCAAGCAATTGCATCCAGATATTCGCAGAACAGACGCAGGCCCATGATAGCGAACATGTCAGAAATTGCTCTCTCGTAGGTGCCCTGCGCATGGAAGCCGATAAAATGAGTAGTCGGATCCGTTGTGTAGCTAAGGCCAGCCTTCACGAACTCAGAATCGCCCGGATCAACATAATATCCGACGATATTATTGAGCGGGGTAGCGATAACAACGTTTTCCGGGATTTCAGAGCTTACGAACACAACCTCTGCACCCAGGAATTTCTTCATGTACTCAAAGCCGAACGCCGTCTGCAGTGTAATGTCAGCAGCACCAACGTATTTATACACATCCAGTGTATTCACCCACACTGCTACGCCTGTAGCCGTTCTTTTCATTTTTTTAAATTTGTCTTTGACTTTTCCGATCGCCATAGCAACCGCCATCTGCCAAGTACTTTCGTGATCAGTCAGAGAACCCGCCTTCAACTGTGTATACAGCTTATCCATGACAACGTTCTGCAGATCGCTTTTAAACTCTTCGTCTGTGTCCTGTACTGCGGCATCGTATCCTTTCTCTGCGATCGCCTCCAGGGTTACGCCCTTGCGGTATTTGTTGATCCTGATGGTATCGAACGGGATCTCTTCCACAGCGTACTGAGAGTACGGGATTTCTTCGCCCTCTGCGACCTCACCGGACTGCAGGGTTCCTGTTACCTTTTTTGTCTTTAAAACAGTATTGTTATCTTTCTTGATCATTCGGATAATGCCCAGGACATCAAGCAGCGCCTGAATGTTTTTGCCGAAAGATGTTACAAAGTCAATCTCGCGGGCCTTTACCTGGATCTGTGCCTGCCCCGTCATGTTATCCGGTGCTGCAAACACCTGCAGCCCTAATTTTCCAATTTTATGCATGTGTATTCCTCCTACTGAAATAATGCGATGTTTTCCGCAATCAGCCGCTGCCGCTCAATCGGGTTGCTGATTGCAAGAATCTGTTCTTTTGTAACAGCGCCCTTTCCGCCGGATCCGCCCTTTGGTGCATTACCCTTCAAAGCATCTTTTACGGCAGCCTGCACTGCGTCCTTGTACATCTTTCCGAAAGCTTCCACAGCCGTCTTGGTATCTTCAGCGCTTTCCGATACCAGATGTGCCAGAAGTTCATCCGGGATGTTGATTTCTTCATCTGCCAGCATCTTTCTGGCTGTTTTTGACATCTCCGAAATCGCGTTCTGCCGTTTCAGATCCGCCAGTTCTTTCTCCAGCTTACGATTCTTGTACTCTGCTTTCTCTTCCTTGGTCATCTTCGCGAGCTTTTCCGCTTCTGAAAGTTTGTCATCAGTCAGCGCCTGCCACTTTTCCTGTGCTTTGGTCACTGCTGTATTTACCGCCTTTTGGACCCTGCGGTCGAACTCTGCACGATTCTCTGCCTGTCCAAGAAAATCATCAAATGACATCTCATTGCCGCTATCTCCAGAACCTGCTCCAGTTCCGTCCTCGTTTCCGTCTCCGGCTCCGCTGCCGTCTCCTTCGCCGTCTGCAAATACCTGCAGGTTGATCATCGGGATTCTCCAATGATAATGGTTGTTTTTGCACTTCATTATTTTTCTGTCCTTTCTGCCCCGTCCCGTTCTGTAATAGCCCCGTGCCGTTGCTCCGGAATCATAGTTTAACGACATTTCGGTCACATCGGTTACACGATCCGGACATGCTCCGGAAATTCATCGGCCATCAGATAGATGCCGACAAAAAAGGAATCCACCAGAGTTCTTGCTCTCTCTGATAGATTCCCATACTGTATATCAACCCAGCCGGGCGATACTTCGTATTCTATTTCATCCCTTGTCAGATCCTCGATCGAGCGGATCAGCGTCCGCACGAGGCTGGAAACGCCTGCGCAGACAATGTCCTGCCCGTGCGGTGCATACATTGCATGGCCGGATACCTTGATTTCGTTCTTACGAACGGATACTTCAATCACTCTTTGATCCTCTCTTTCTTAAATGGGCATAAAAATACCACCGGCCTCTCGACTAGTGGTAACTATGAAATAATCGCGCCAAGTAATGCAGACAATATCACGTTGAATGTTTCAGTACAATATTCTTTTGCTTTCTGCATGCGGCTGTTTTCTTCCAGGAACTGTACGCCCTCAAACGTAATCTCAAATGGTCTGTCTGTTTGGAGCATTGGCGCGTCTTTTGTTTTGTCAACGACCACAAATCCTGTAATATATCCCTTCCTTACAAGCGTTGCAATGATCTTGCACCAATAGCTTTGCGGAATATCAAATAATTTTGAATTCCACGCGAACTGTTCGAGTTCTGGTTCTACACCGAGTTTCATGCATTCGTACAGATACCTTAGTATTTTATACATGATTACTTCCATGTCATTCTTTGCCATTATCGTTTTTACTCCTTAAACAGTTTTATACGAACGGAACCATCTCTTTTACGTCATTCAACGTCTTTTTTGCCTTTTCAAGCAACGAATTTTCGAACAGATAGGAAATACCCTTTGGTGTGATAATGGCATCCGGCAGATCGCCTAAAAGAACGCCATCTTTCGTATGATTAACAGCAATGCCTTTTACATATTCTTCCGTAATCAGGCTTAAAATGATATACTGCCAATAATTCTCATGAATATTATAAGCCGATGCTGTAAGGTAACACGCTTCTGGTTTTTCACCCTTTTTCAAGCATTCATACAGATATTTCAGTACCTGGTATACAATCACGAAATAATCATTCTGAGCCATTTGTCCTGTCTCCTTATCATCAGTTGATAATTAACTGATTCTTGCAAGAATCACAGTAAAAAGTATTGGTTTTTTCACGGTCGCCAACAGGAATCATAATTCCTTTTTTGCATTTCTTGCACAGAACTTTTTCGCCTTTTCTCAAAAGTTTTACCCTCTCATGAGGCGGCATATTCAGAGTATTCGTCATAAACAATCACTCCCATTTCAAATTCGGATATTTATCATTTATATGATTAATTATATCCTGGACAACTTTCTCTGTCAATTCAATGTTTTGATGTCTGTACTCGTTCATATAGCATTGTAACTCTTGATTTTTGGTGTTTGGCTTGTTGATTTTGGCATGTGTGGCCTCGTGAATCACTGTAATAGCTGTCTCACGAACCGTTTTGGTGTTATCAGCATAAATGTTGATTTCACCATCTTCGAAAAGTCCGTCCAGTCCCTCGTCGACATCAACTCCGTACCATACCTTTATTTGAATATCATTTTCCTGAAGATATTCCAACATTTCCGTTCCGATGCTGGACTTTTTCATTTCTTTCATGATATTTCGAGGTTTGATAACGTCTCGCCCCTTTGATCTGCCATCCAATGTTTGGAATATGCCTTCGTTGTCTTTGTATCTCGCCTTTCTGTTTTTCGAAGCTTCCCATTCTTCTGTGGTACCACCCTGCTCCAGAAATTTCAACCATTTCTCATACTCTGTGCTGTCTTCATAGGCCGCCGTAGAGCAGTGGCATCGCGGATGCATCGGCGGCGCATTTGTCCCTGGCATCATATCCTGCACCCTAAAATGCTTACCGTCCAACGCCTGGCACCGCTCGCAGACATCTGCATTCCCGCAGGCAACGTATGTATACTCTTCGAATCCATTTCGGATATAGGACTGTTTCTGAGCTTCTGTCTGGACTCTGGCAAGCTCCGTGACCATGAGCCGCTCTGCATCCTCCCGGCTTGCACCGAAGCGTTTCTGCAGGTGCACCGCAAGCTCCCGCGGGTTCTTACCCTGGATTAGCCCTGTTTTCAGCAGCTTGTCCAGCTCTGCTTTCAGCATATCCTGATACATCCAAATCCGGTCGGAATAGGTGGCGTTATGGAATGACGCATCGACGATTGCCCGCGCCATTTTCCCGTTTTCCTGCACAGAATTGCCAAGAATGCCCGCCTGCCTGCGAAATTCTTCTATTGTCTGCTGTGTCAGCGTCTGATCAAAGTATTTCTGCAGTTCGTCGAAGCCGGATACCATTTCCAGCCCGATATTGGCTTTCAGCAGCTCCAGGCGATTGATTTTCATGGTCGCATTGTACAACCGCATCTCTTCATTCGCCTGATCAGAAAAATCTTTTTCTTTGACGTATTTTGCGGCTTTCCTTCCATATTCTTCGATGTCAAGCTTGGAAACTCTCCTTTTTGCCTCCGCCAGCGAGATTCCCTCTTTTGTGGCGTACTTTGCATAAAATCCATCGATCTCCTTCTGGATCTGGTCTGCCATATATGCATAGGTCTTCCGGATCTCTTCTGCATAGGCCTGCTCCGCCATCTTATTCTTCTTAGCATGCTCCGTCTCACGCTTCTGCCAGTATTCCTTACTCGTCATCCTGTCCACCGCCGCCAAACATCTGCTCCATCACAGGATCCGCTCTCATCTTATCCTGATCAGCATCGATTTTCTTAATCTCGTCCTGTGCATTATCCACGATAGACAGCACGCCCAGCTGTGTTTCCTGGCTGACAACGCCTTCCAGATTCTTCGCGATCTCTGCCTCTTCCTGCAGGTTTGCCGGGAAGTTCGGCGTAAAGTGTGGATGGATCTTCACCCAGTCATCTTTTTTCATCCCCGAGACCGGATTTGAGAAGATCAGACGGTACCGCCGGTTCATACCGCTGGTAAATTTCCGTTCCTTCGTCTTTTCCAGGTTGCTCATCGCCTGCAGCTTATACTTCATGGCGATACCGGAGCTGGTACCAAAATTCTCATCCGAGATATTGGCTACCATGCTGATATGGAAGATGAGCTTTTCCAGTCGATCGATCAGATGCTCCTGTGTAGTGTCTCCATCTGGCTTCTGAAGAAATTCAACGATCAACCGCTCGGTATCTCCATCAAAGTTAATGATTCTGTCGTCCCGGATATGCGCCACATCATCTTCTTCCAGCTTGGATCCAAGAACTTTCAGATAAGCATCCGCGAAATAGTCAACATCATTGGCCTTCTCGCTGATCGCCTTATTGTATGCGTTGATCATCGTAAGCACCGGTTCGAAGATTCCCATCCGCTCCTTGTTTTCTACGTACTCAGATGCCGGAACGCCATCAAAGCCGTGTATCTTCTCGTCTGCATCCCAGATCAGCTTTCCCTTTATTGTGAACCATCGAACCTTCGTCTCATCTGAAACGCTGCCATGAAGGATCTGATTCGAATCGTAATACAGCCGCACGAAATACCGTTCCCTTTCCAGCACGGAATCATCGTAAATCATGAATGCATCCAACGGGCTTAGATAGGTAATGCCGATGTTTCCGTTCTCATCGACATAATACATTTCATAGCCCTTGCCGAAAATGCTGCAGATTTTGGACAGCTCAGCATTGTTATCGTCCTGATCGTTGTACTGGTCCAGAAATTCAACATACTTCGCAACTGCTTCGTTCCCATTGTCGACCTGCATTTTGATGGCATTTCCGATAAAAAAACCGTTCATCGTATCCACGATGTATTTGGCAAAATTAACCATAATCCGGTTGTCTGGCTTCCATTTCGGCTTTAACGGCTCATGCAGGATCGGATACTCCGTCTCGTAGGCCTCCTGCAGTCTACTGTAACGAAATGCGCACTCTCCGGAATGCCGTATAATAAATTCGTTCAGTTTGGCATCCGTCAGCGTCTCTTCCGACGGCAGCCTGTACAAATTCGTCCACACCTCTATATCCCTCCTTTCACTTTTCTGTTAAGCCGCGGCTTCGCTTTACGTTCTTCCTCAATGGAATACCGAAGCATCGCCATGGCATCATCAAAAAATGGAACTGGCTCTTCGAGATAAGTGTTGGTATGCTCATCCTTCTTCCACTTCCATTGCTGAATTTCTTTTATTGTATTGACGCAGGACGGGTAGATATGGATCCTGTGCTGTTTCAAATAGTCTATCTGGGCATGCACGCTGTTCGGCTCTTTCTGCACACCTTTTGCGCGGTATCCCGCCTTCTGCCACATCTTGATACGGTCCGGCTCCGCAGAATCGCACCACATACGCAGGCGCTTGCTGAACTGCCCTTCCGCCAGCCGGATGATCTCATCCGTATCCATCGCATACACGTACAGCTCCCGACATAGATACAGCTCTCCGTCCTTGAAACCGACCTCGCCGATGCAGTTTGCATGGTTGAATCCGAAGTCCTGTGCATTGACCATGTAGTCGAATCGTTCCGGCGAGCGGTCAAATTCTTCAACAACATAGTTTTTGAGGATCAGTCCGGCGACCTCTCCCCATTCCCCCAGACCATATACCCGATACCCTTCTGGATCCACTTCCTTACGCCGCATCATACGTCTTCGGTAGGCATCATCGATAAAGCGGTTCTGCTCGTAGGTTGACTGATGTGTCAGAACATCCGGATCTGACCGGTCAAAGAACACACGCTTAATCCAGTGGTACGCCGATACCGGGTTGAACGTCATCCGGATCTGATAGAACTGTCCATCCGGCAGTTCACCACGGAGACGGTCATCAATGATCTCGAAGTCCGCCTGCGTAATTTCCGTGGCTTCTTCGATCCAGACATCCGTCAGCTTGCCACGTTTGAATGTAATGGATTTCAGTTTTTCACGCTGCTTTTCATCGTTGACGCCTCGGAAAATGATCTGATTGCGGTTGATTTTACACTCCACAATCATGTTGGAGCTGTTAATATGCCAATATTTCTTGTACTGCTCCCCAAACATGCGAAAAATAGCACCTTGCAATTCTGCAAAAGTGCTATCCCTGTTGGTCACGTCCGCCTTTCGAACGCATAGAAGATTTCTTCCCGGATCCTGCATCAGCCGCAGGATATAATTCTGCGCCGTATCAACACTCTTTCCTGATCCAGCAGAGCCTTTCATAACGATATATCTTTTCCTGGAACGGTCAACTTCTTTGAAGCCCGGATTCATCTGGACGTTTATATTCATCCGGAATCGTCCTCCCCGTAGTCAATCGTGATGTTGAGATCCATATCTGCATCCAGCTCAACTTTCTCAGTAAACATTCCAAGGTGTTTACCTAACTGTTCCAACGCTTTCATCTTGTCATTCAGCTTAACTTCCCGCTCCATCGACGTTCCTTTCGGTCCATCCGTCGTCTTGACCTTTACGGACTGGATACACGCCAGATCATCTTCTGTAACATCCGGTCGAACAGATGCATCTTCAAAATCGATTATGTTTTTCGGATTCACAAAAGCTATTCTTGCCAGTTCCTGAATCACCCTATCTTGACTGATTCCCGTTCGCCTTGATCTTTCAGCCATTGCCTTTGCAATAGCCTCTTGAACACTAGCATTTGCTAACAGCCGCGCTCCTTGTTCATTTGCTGTTTTCGGCGAATATCCTGCTCTAATAGCGGCCTGTGTTGCGTTCAGGTCGATCAGATACTCTTCCACAAATCTCTGCTGCTTTGCAGTCAATTTTGCCATCCGGCAACACCACCTTTCTTTCCAAATTTCTGCATACAAAAATTCCCCGCATCTCTGCGAGGAATCCTTGGAATAAAAGTAACAAATCGGAGAATCTCCATCCACTGGAGAGTTGGAACGGCAGGATTCGAACCTGCGGCCTTGTCGACTCATGCGACTGCTCTTTCCAACCGAGCTACGTTCCAATAGGTGCAGGGATCTGCCTGTCACTGCACCATGCATCATTTGGACTTTTCCATGGGGTGATGCCTGCCCGATTCAACAGCCAGGCTGTGACACCTGGCCGCCGCTCAAAACACATTCACAAGGAGGTAAAGAAAAGATGAAACCCTTCCTGCCGTTCTCTCCATGATACAATATAACATTTTAAAAACGAACATTGCGAACAAAACGAACAAACTTTCATTTTCTCTCAAATTTTTCTATGCCGCCTCCATGAATCTCAGATATTCCATCCGCACACTGTCTGCAGTTGCCTTTCTTCCGAGTTTGGCCGCCACCTGGCTCCAGCTCATCTCCTCGAAGACTCTGTACTTGATAATGCGCTGCATTCTCTGCGGGATGTGGTTCATCCACTGCTCCACCTCCACTTTCAGCCGCTGCGCATTCTCCCGGCGCTCCTCCAGGATCTTCTCTTCGTGGCGCAGGCGGGAATCCTCCTCATAGGTGAAGGCTGTCCCTGCAATCTTGAAGTGTTGCGGGTTGTACGGAAAATCCGGATTGCTCCCGGACACGTTCGTCTGCACGATGGTCTGCCGCTTCTTTTTCAGCCGTCTAATGTCCTTTTCCGTCTCTTTGATCAGCTCGCATGCGTCTATGTACTGCTCCAGAACCTTTTTCTCCATTGGTATCACCTCCTCACGCAAATCTCAACTGCTCCTGGCTGTCATTGATGTTAAGGTTCGGCACCCGCTCCCCTACTTTTAAGTACGAGCAGTTGGCTTCTACTAACTTTTCCGCCATAATCGGCACCACACTGTTCCCGATCCGCGCCACCTGCTTTGCAATCGGGTACGGTTTCCAGTTGTAATCCCGATCAATGATATAATCTTTCGGGAATCCTTGCATCAGCTTCAGTTCTTCCGGTTTCAGCATTCGCAGGAAGATATCCTTCAGAATGTATTTTTCTCCCTGAATATCCAGCACCACATTAACCAAACCAAAACGATCCTTCGTGGTGATCGTATCCAGTGGCCTGTCAATGCCTTGGCAGCTTCCGCCGGATCCGTAATATTTAATCAGGAATGCGGATATCAGCCCGAAGTGCCCCGGCGATGTTGTAATCGTATGCAATGGCTCATCGCAACCCTGTCCGATACCAGTCTTGTAATATTTGGTAATAAACGCTGTCACCAGCCCGTACCGGTTACTGGTATCAATGGTCTTGATCGGCTCCGTTAGAAACTGGCCCCGGGAATCTCCGGCTTTCGTCTCGCCGTGATACTGGATGAGAAAAGCAGTCACCAGACGATTGTGATCTACGGTGGTAATTGTGCTGCAAGGAGAATGCAGGTCACTTCCACAACCTTTATAGTTTCCACCATATGCTTTATCCAGATACGACAAAAACAGCTTTTCTCCATCTTTTACGATATATGGATTCGGATTTTCCACGATATATTTCCGGATTCCATTCGCGATACGCTTCATAGTCGCGTCCGCCAGAGGCTTTGGCCTATCAAATATGGATCGTCCAAAATCTGACCAGTCTATGTAGTCGCCACAGGCTTTCCACCGTGGCTCTCGATCCTTGAAGTGAGTCGGTGCCGGCCATACAATCTCACGTCCGTCTCTCCGGAAGATTGCGTACCAGCGTTTCCGTGTCGTGGGTGCTCCGTAGTCTGCTGCTATCAGTTCTCTGCACTCAAACATATATCCAAGAGATTTCATTGCCATAATAAATTTTCGATAGTCCTCTCCACGACGTTCCTTAATCGGATGACCATTACTGTCAAGCGGCCCCCACTGTTGTATTTCCTCTACGTTTTCCATCAGGATCACGTCCGGCAGAATTGCTTTAGCGTGTTTGTAAACAGCCCACGGAAGAATTCTCAATCCTTTCTCCCGTGGTTTACCGCCTTTTGCCTTGCTATGGCTTGTACAGTCCGGCGACGCCCACATCAGAGCCACGTGCCGGCCTTTTACATATTTCTTCAAGTCAACCTTAAAAATATCTTCTGTTAGATGCAGCGTGTTCGGATGATTCGTTTTGTGCATCAGGATGGCATCCGGATCGTGATTAATCGCAATATCTACCGGTCTCCCCAGTGCCATCTCGATGCCGACGGAGGCGCCGCCCCCGCCAGCAAAGCAGTCAATAATCAGATCCTTCATTGTTTGACCCTCTTTTCGAGAAATTGTTTTCTTTGATATTTTTCATTTTTTTCTTTTGCCCCGGCCGGAGGCTGGCTCCTTTCTGTTTGTTCTACACTGTCATTTTAGCTCCGCACTTCGGGCAGAACTTCCATTTTGCTTTGATATATTCTGTACTGGATCTTCCTGTTTCAACGGCATCATAACTCTCAACCTGAAAGCCACAACCAGAGCATTCAGCATGGATATAGTCGTTGTGCTCTTCTCTACTTTTCCACTTTGCTTTTTTCATTCTTCCCATGATTCCTGCTCCATTCCGTAAGATATTCTTCCTGCTCCCGGTCCTCTTCCGGATCCTTCGGACGCTCTGCCCGGTTCAGCAGCCACGCCACCGCACAGATGATCCCCCCGCAAAACACGATGATTCCAATCACTGCCATCTACTCCTCCTCTCTGCCCTTCCAGCAGCGTTCCAGTTCTTCTAGGACTGCAATGCATACCCGGTCTACAAAATCCCCATTACCGAATGATTTCGCAAGCTGAGAGCATTCCTGGACGCTCTCAGTATAGTCCTGTTCTTTTCCTGGCCGATTATAATACTTCTTGAAAAATCGCCAGACCTCTGTAAAGAATTTAAAATAATTCATCATGGTAGCTCCTCAATCCGGATATAGATACCAGGCTTCTCCGCCCAAAACTTTTCAGTAATTTCAGATGCCACCAGCGCATCATCCTTCCAAAAGCCTACCAACGTCATGCAGTCTTTTAACATCTTCTGCAGGTTATCGGTGTCAGGCTTTGTGATCCTGTACTCTCCGTCCTTATGTCCATTCTTCGGGAAACACCACTTGGTAATCAGCCTTACGCCCGTTCTGTACGGTGCCATAATGCGATACTTGTACAAGTTGCCAATCAATTTCTCCTTAGCAGCTTTCAGTTCCGGCGGATCATAGAACACAGGTCTGCCATTCACGATTGTGACCTTGTGCTCCTGGTGTGTTATTGTTGGCGGTTCCATCGCCATAAAAAACTCTGTCATTTTTCATCATTCCTTTCCTGCGCGTCTGTGCTGGGTGGGTATGCTCCTAACCCGTTGTGGGGGCGTACTCAATCGCCCCACACTTAGGGTGGGCATGCCCGCACATTCCCGCCCGATTAGGGTATATATTTATATACAGGTGCCGGGCGGGCATTCCTGTCACCTAAAAAACATGGTGTCGGGCAACTTTCTGCCCGATGCCCGTTACCATGATCGCGGGCATTCCCGTTACCTATGTTGTTTTAGGTGTCGGGCATTTGCCCATGACCTAAAATGTTTCAGGTATCGGGCAAATACAACGTGTATCTTTATTTACCATAAATCCGATTTCTTTTAATGAATTTCGAACCGTTTTTTCCTCCGGATATTTCTCGCCGGTTGCTTCTGCATCCGATTTCAGGACTTCATACAGCTCCTTTACCGTCGGATATTTGTCCTCATGGGTAAATCGGAAATTTTCTATAGCCATCTTATATTTCTCCTTTTTGGCTTTACGTGCTTGCTCTCCCTGTTTCTTTCTGGCTTCTCTACCTTTCTGCCATGCCGGTTTGTCTGCTTCCAGCTCAAGATCTTTCAGCACGCCGATCTGATCCAGGCAGTGAACCGGATACTCAAACCACATGTTGACCGGTTCGAACTTTGGAAATTCCCGAAGTGTCCCTTCGATTCTCCATGCCGTATGGGCCTGTACTGCCGCTTTTGCCTCGACGATCTGCTTATCCAGAGCTATCTTCTGCCACCGATCCAGATGCGCCTCGCAGTAGCTTATCATCTGCGCACTGCTCAGTAAATCGTCCTGTGAAAGATCTTCCTCCCACTTGAAATGCGCATTCAGATAGTCCGTACACGCCTTACAGATCGCTTTATTTTCTTCCTGTTTCATCAGTGCTTCCGTAGGTTCCAGCTCGATCAGATCCAGCAGGGCATCCGGATCACGGGCAAATACACCGGAGCCAGAAGCACGGTCCATAGATTTCTTCCCTCCTTGATTTCCTTTGCTGTGATGATGGCAATAAATCACCGCGCATCCGAGTTCCGTGCAGACTTTGTCGAACTGGTTACAGAAATTTGCCATCTGATCCGCGCTGTTTTCATCTCCTGTGATTACCTTATAAATCGGGTCAATGATAATAGCCACATAGTTCTTCTTCGCAGCACGCCGGATCAGCTTTGGTGCCAGCTTATCCATAGGGACTGACTTTCCACGCAGGTTCCAGATATCAATGTTCTGCAGATTATCCGGTGTAAAGCCCATTGCTTCGTATACATCTTTAAAACGGTGCAGACAGCTTGCCCGGTCAAGCTCCAGATTGACGTACATGACACGTCCCTGTGCGCAATGCCACTGCAGCCACTTCTTTCCTTCTGCAATGGCAATACACAGTTCGATCTGCAGGAATGACTTACCTGCCTTAGACGGACCGGAAATAAGCATTTTATGCCCTTTTCTCAGGATCCCATCAATCAGACACGGCGACAGCTCGGGGAGGTTATCCCATACGCTTTCCAGCCCTTCCGGTTCCGGCAGATCATCGTTGACACCCTCAATCCACTCGTACCATTCATTCCAGGACTGTTTTCCGATGTTGGTATCTACGATGAACTGTTTCTTTTCACCACGCTGCACTCCTGGCATTCTGGAAAGTCTCGATGGATTCCGGTTCTGTGTATCCACGTCGATACCGTTTTTCTGGCAGACTTCATACAGATAATCAACCCGTTTTCGATACTCGTTGTAATCTGCCGCATCTACCCGCACAATAGCATGCAGGCTCTTTTTTCCGGAATATACCAGGCAGGCGATCGGAAGTTCTAGCTCCCGCAGGATAGCATTCTGCTGTTCCAGCTCCATATGATCTGACTCTACTAAAGCATACCGGTACTCTGTTACATTTTCATTTTTACAGCCGTTTCCGTCCAACGGATTGAAGCGGATCCACGCCCCCGCTTCCGGATTGTAGTCACCAAGTACTGCGCCAATGTCCCCTTTACAGTCGTTCAGCAATTCAATCAACTGTCCGGCAGTACGGTCCCAGCTGCCTTTTTGTGGCAGCCAGCGCGTACCTTTTTCATCTGTCTTTTCCCAGCTTCCAGTGACGTATCCTACGTTTTCTCCTGCTTCAAACAGTGTTTCCAGATACGTGATCAGCTGCTCCGCAGGATTCCAGTTAGAAGGCTCCTGTATCTCTTTCCCCTCCAGCCAGTTTTTATCCACAACAACACGGTCACTGTCCACCGCGATACTGTCGTTCCAATCCAGTTCATGGCCCTTCTCCGGAACCCATCCATGATCCAGGGCAAGCTGTACGATCGTGCCGCCGGTTACCGGTGAGGATGAGCCGGAAAAGGTTCTCCATTTTTTCTCACATTCATTTGCATGATATCTGCCGTAATCTTTCTGGCTCCAGGCATCCCATACAGACACCGGATAACCTTCCTGTTTCAGAGCCATCCCGACAGAACACCATTCCTGATAAGTAAGCTCGGATGGATTGATATGTTCTATAATTTCTGTAAGGCTCGTCCTCTGTTCCATAATTTTTAAGCTCCTTTATACTCTCTTGGATTAATGTCCATTGGAACCCGCCATCCATTTGCCGCAATCCGGTCAATCAGATTCTTTGCTGTCTCGAACTGCCAGGTTCCTACATGCTCAAATCCTCTGCTTTCCAGAAAACGGATCTGTTTTGGTGTCGTCAGCCCCTCCGTGCGTCTTTTACTCAATCGATCCAAGATCTTTTCTGCTTTTCCTGCATTTTCGATTTCATCCGGCATAATGCCCAGCTTTTCCAGTGTCTTTTTCTGCTTCTCAGATGGTGGTCCCATTTCCCACCCAAAAGAGGGAACATAGCTGGACAGGTCTTCCGCCTGGATGGACATCTCAAACTGCAGCGGATCCACCAGTTTCTTTTTGCGCTTCTTCATTTCTGCAAGCTGCTTTGCTAAAGCTTCTTCTCTTTGTGCTACGACATCCTCAGATGCTTTCTGTTCTGCTTCTTCTAAGTCAACCGGCATGCCTGCTTCTTTTTCCAGATTTTCTGTCATCTGCTGGGCTACTTCTTCATTTTCGCAGATCAGGCTCGCCGGATGGCACAGCTCATGCCGCTCTGTGTGCCACAAAAAATCAAGCAACAGTAGATGGTCTTTTCCTGTTTCCGGGGACAATCGGGTACCGCGCCCCACCATCTGACAATACAGGCTCCGCACCTTGGTTGGTCTGAGAACCACAATACAATTCACAGACGGGCAATCCCAGCCCTCTGTCAGGAGCATCGAATTGCACAGCACGTTATACTTCCCGGCATCAAAATCTTTCAGAATTTCAGCTCTGTCCTGGCTGTCTCCATTTACTTCTGCCGCCCTAAATCCATACTGATTCAGCAAGTCACGGAATTTCTGGCTGGTCTTTACCAGCGGAAGGAATACCACTGTTTTCTTATCCATGCAGTATTTCTGCATTTCTTCTGCGATCCCCTGCAGATATGGATCCAGTGCGGTGCCGATTTCGCTTGCTTTAAAGTCTCCAGCCTGCACTGATACACTACTCATATCAATTTTGAGCGGAATAGTCAGTGCCTTGATTGGGGACAGATACCCTTCTTTGATTGCTTTTGGAAGCGTATATTCATAGGCCAGCGATTCAAAATAAACTCCAAGATTCCGCATATCGCCGCGGTCCGGTGTCGCTGTTACTCCCAATACATGCGCATGCGGGAAATGCTGCAGCACTCTCTGGTAGCTGTCCGAAATACAGTGATGGGCTTCATCAATAATGATTGTATTAAAATAAAAAGGATCAAAGCTGTTCAGACGTTTTTCTCTCATCAGTGTCTGCACAGAACCAACTACTACGCGGAACCAGCTCCCCTGGCAGGAACTCTCTGCCTTTTCAAGCGCACAACCAAGACCGGTTGTCTTCATCAGTTTATCTGCGGCCTGTTCCAGCAGCTCCCCTCTGTGTGCCAGGATCAGAACACGGTCTCCCTGCCGGACACACTCTTCTGTTACTTTGGCAAAGACTACCGTCTTTCCACATCCAGTAGGAAGGACCAGCAGGGTTTTTGATACCCCGCTGTCCCACTGTTCAAAAATAGCTTCCTTTGCTTCTTTCTGATACGGTCTCAGTTCCATTTAAAATCTCCCTGGTGTAAATGCTGGCTTATCCGAGTCTTTCGGATACAGCTTTTCAATGTAGTTGAACTTCTTACTTGGGTCTTTGATTCCCGGCTTCACGCCGATTTTCGCTCTTGCCGTTTTTCCTGGAAGCGCATTCCAGTCCATCCGAAGCTCTTCCCCCTCTTTTTTCAGACCGACGCCACGGAACAGCTCTGACAGTTTCCATTCCAGGCTGCTATGTAAGATGTAGTTCTCACGAATTGTAATCTCACGGTCTGGCCCGTGTACAATAAAGTACACGACTGCCATATTGCATGGCGGGAGCTTTCCTTCTCCTTTGGATCTGCTGCGGTCATATTTCTCGATGGTTACGTTGTAATCCCCCTCCGGGATTGGATCAAAATTCTGGGAATCCTGTTTAATAGAATCATCCCATCCAAGTTCTCTTCCTTCTACTGACATAATCGTTTTCCTCCTTAATTAAATGGAATTTCCTGTTTTTCTTTCATTTCTTTGATTGCAGCATAGACCTGGTCCCAGCAGGCTACCAGAAGCCCCTCGATAATGCCAGGATTTACGACATCGTAATCTTTGATCTTTGTGCCGACCGGAACATACCCTTTCGCTTCTACGACGTTCTCCACGTCCCATTCATCTACGTGATAAGTTTCCATCAGGTCTCGCAGTGCCTTCGGGATTTCCGGATCCAGACTGTTCTCCCCTGCAGGATCCGGCGTTTTAGGCGGCTCATCCAGTGGAAGATTCATCTGTTCCCCAGTTACTTCTTCTGGCGTTGTCGGCTTCGGAGCTTCCGGAACGGGCTCAGGAGCTGACGCCGTTTTAGGTACTTCTGCAGCTTTGTACGGTTTCATATCTGCGGAAGCTTTTCCCTGTTCTATAATGCTCTGAATGACTTTGTAGTCAAACGGAACCTCATCCGGCAGACCGAAACGGTTCTTTGCATCCCAGCAGGCGTTATGTGACGTGTACATGACACGCTCACCGCCCTGCGCTTTCCTCTTCTTTCCCTTGTCATCAACTGCAATGGAAAACGTTTTGTAGTTGGCAAACAGCAGCATGTCCGCCCATTCCTTGATCAGCGGCGATGTCTGGGATGTTGTTTTCTTTCCAAGCTTCAGTTCCCATCGGTCATAAGCTCCCAGCTCATCCGGCTGTTCAAATTTTTTAATCTGCGCATGTGCTGTAAGAACCACGTTGACGCCCGCTTCCACAACTTCTGAAAGCCGATTCAGGAACCGGCCAATCTCCTCTTTTACATAGGTATAGCCGTTTCCATACCCGAAATCCTCGATTCCAAACTTCCGATGCTTATCGCAGATAAACTGGATGCACATAGACTCCGCCCAGTCGATCGTGTCAACCACAAGCGTTTTACACACGTCCGGATGCGTCCGGATGTAGTCCACCTGGTCAAGAAGGTTCTGCCAGCTTGTAGCTTTTGGCAACCGGGCAACATCCATTGAGTTCGTGCTACCCTCAGTATCAATGAACACCGGATCCGGGAATTTACTGGCAAACGTAGATTTGCCAATTCCTTCCGGACCATAAACCACAACTTTTTTTGCACAGGGAATTACACCTTTGATAATTTCCATTAAAATACACCTGCCTTCCATGATTTTTGCTGTGGCTGTTCAGCCTGCGCCTGTCCAACCACATAACCGTCTTCGATTATGATGCTGCACTCATCACCGGTACTTACCCTGGTAGCGATCGCCTGCAGCCCTTCGCCCTCCAGCCAGGAACCAAACTCCTGCAGTGTCTGCAGATCCATCTGCTCCAGCTTGTCCAGAAGAACAAAGCCACACTCCGGATTTAATTTCCGGACAATGGCTGTAGATACCATCAGCCGCTCAGAGCCGGACATGTTGTCCCATTTCTGCCCTTTATACACCAGCTCACCTTCCTTTACAGACAGATCTGGAAGAGGCAGCTCTGCAGAAGAAAGCAGGTTTGCTTTCTTTTCCCGGACAGAAGTAATTTTCTCTGAAAGTTGATCATACTGACGGCGGTATTCTTTTGCATCATCCTCAGCCTTCTCCTTATCCAAATTTGCGCGTACCATCCGATTGATCTCCTCGATATTGGAAATGCTGTCTTCCAGATCCTTGGTAGACTGATCTACCAGATCGGCAGCTGATTTTTCAGCAATTTCCAGATCCTTTACCAATTGCAGATGATGCTGTTTTGCTGCTTCCAGCTGATCAGACAACCGCTTTACCTCTTCATAAGCGCGTTTTACCTCTTCCCGGATCTTTCCTGCCTGTTCTCTTTTCCTTTGATTTTCTCCATTCTGAGCAAGAATGTCCTGCTGCTGCCGGATCAGCGCAGATGGTGAGACCAGATCCTTGGGTGCTTCCGGGTAATATGGCTGTTCTTTGGCGAACTTTTCTTTCTGATCCGCAGTCCGGCCGATGTACAGCCGATCCTGATACAGCTCTTTTTCTTCTTTCTCTAACTCCGCCAACTGGTTACCAACGCCGATGATCTGCAGCAAAGTCTGTGCTTTTTCCTTCCCGGAGCTCTCCATGAACTTCGGAAGATTCAATGCCAGAGACTCGACAAAAGTGTTCAACAACGACTGTCCGGCCTTCTGACCGCTTGGATCCGTTACCTTCAACGCACTGTTCTTGCCTTTACGTTCAACGATCAGACCGTTGTTCAATACTATTTTTAAGTTTGGCGGGATGATGGATCCATCACGCGTTGCATCTGATGGTCTGAAATTTTCGCCACCCAATGCCCATGCAATGGAATCCAGCACCGACGTCTTACCCTGGTTATTTCTGCCACCGATGACAGTCAGACCATTTGCCGTCGGTTCCAGTTTCACTGCTTTGATTCGCTTGACATTTTCAATTTCAAGCTTATTGATTTTCACTGACATCTTTCTTATCCTCCTTGTCTTTGTTAAAGTAATTCCAAACCGTCCCTGCACTGCAGCCCATTTCGTCTGCAATCTTTTCATAGGACCATCCGGCGTTTCGAAGCGCCGTCATCTTTCCAGTGTCCAGCTTCCTCTTCCTGCCCTGTCCAACAGGGCTTTTCGGGGGGGCGTTGGTTTTGCCTCTGCTTTCTGTTCCGGTTCTTTTTCCGGCTTCTCTTCCGCCTTAGTCTGCGGCTGTTTCATAACCGCAAACACAGCACCGGCCTCTGCAGCAGCACGGACTTCCTGCATAGTCATCCCGCTGATGGCCATCGGCTGCATGACATAAATATCATCATGCATGCCGTGCATTGTCAGATCCACCGCCTCGGTATATTCAACGATCTGCATTATTCTCACCCTTCTTTCAACGACCCTGAGCGGATCCACGCCGCAAACACTGCGTCCCGGCGCTCTTCTTCCCGCTCTTCCTGCTCCTCGCGGCACGCTTCGACATAATCGCCGATTTTCTTTGCCGCGAGCGCAAGAAGAAACATTCCTGCTCCCAGGGCGGCGCGGCCCCACAGATCCGAGTCTACGCCGCCGATGTAAATCCATGTACCAACCGCGCCGAGCGCCAGCGCTACTTTATCCGATGCTTTCATTTGCTGTTACTCCTTCCACGTTGATGCCCTCGATCTCCGAGAAACGTTTTGCGTTAATGAAATATACCCAGTGGTCCGATGTTTTGATTCCATAGCCCCATGGGAATACCCCCTGCTGGAGCCCTTTGCGCACGGTCTGATGATTAATTCCCATCATCCGCGCGGCATCCATGACACTCAGACGCGGGATAATGCAATCTTTCGCTTTCTGTGTCGAAAGCGCCGGCATTCGGTCATCCGCCTTGGAAAAGTAGTCCTCTTTCAATCCCAGTGCAACGGCGATATCACGCTGCTGCTCCTCAGGCGGAATCTGCTTTCCGGCAAGGTACTGGCTGATTGATGCTTTGCTTTTTCCGGTCATTCCTGCCATCTGCACCTGCGTAAGATTCAATTCTTTTGCAGCTTTTTTCAATTTTTCTGAAAAATTCATTGCCTTATTACTCACTTTCTGCTACGATGTAGCTGGTTTGTTTGTGTGTCCCATGGGAACTGGTCCTTCCTGTGGGACTTTTTCTTTTTATACCGCTTCTTCTTTTTTAAGGTACTTATTCAGAAAATACTGCTGGCCTTTCCCAGTTACCTTTGTAGTTTTGGTCATCCGCACGCTGCCGTCCGGATTGGAAATCACGGTTTCTTTGATCTGAAATAGACCGTCCGCTACATATCGCTGCGTCGGCATGTTCCGACTGGATCCAGTCTTCATGAGGTACCCTTCGTTGCGGAGCTGTTCGAACAATCTTTTCTGTCCGGTATCTACGCCATTCTGACGCAGGAGCTTCGCGAGGTCGCCGATCAGGATGGAGCTGGTGCTTGCGCTCACCGCGTCCGCGAAGATTTCCTTCGGCTTCATGCGCTCGTTCTCCTCAATCAGTTTCTTGTTATCTTCTTTCAGAGTGTCGATGGTTCTGTCTGCGAGCTTCAGCGCCCTTGCCATCACCTGCTCCGGAGTGTTCCAGGCCTTCTCCAAGTCGATGAAGTACTGACGGTACAGTTTACCCTTCTCGGAGCGCTGAATCATGCAGATCTGTTTGGCCATATCTACGGAAATCTGATAGTCATTGTATATTGCTACTGGATTCTTTGGATTATTGGTTGCTCTTTTTTGAGCCACCAATATAAAATCTTGATTTTCTTCGAATCCGTATGCTGCCATACGAGGGAACCAATCCTTAAAAGCTGTCTTGATTTCCAACCCCTCATACAACTCTCTTGCCGACACAGTCGGCTGTTCTGTTTCGTAGTTGATTTTTAATAATTCGTTCATTGCTCCTCCTTTTCTTCTGTTGCAAACAAGTAATCCAGTGATTTATCTGGAAATGCTTGATTCTTAATTTCTACACATTCTTTTAAAGATAAACTGCTTTTTCCGTTTAATTTAAAAGATAATGTAGTGGGCGTTATCCCCAAAATTTCGGCAATTCTGTTTTGCGTAATTTTATATCTTGCCATTTCCGCTTCCAGATTTGGAAACATTTTTTCACCTCCTTTTCTCGATTTTTCGTGATTGCTCTTTTAGTATAATCGAATTTTCGAGAATGTCAATACTGATTTTCGATTTTTCGAGAAATATTTTTTGAATTTTGCTATAAAATATTGATTTTTCGAGAATTGCATGGTATTATCAGCTCATATAAAGAAAGGAGCATTTCGGAATGAATGAACTTGAATCCAATGTAAAATCTCTTATTATAGAAAAGTATGGAAGTATGAAAAAATTTTGTGAAACAATAGATATGCCTTGGACAACTTTAGATAGCATTTTAAAGAGAGGAATTGCAAATTCTAACATAACAAATGTGCTAAAAATAACACGTGAATTAGGTATTGATGCAGAAAAATTGGTCGAAGGACAAATTTCATATGTAGATAATAAGCCAATTACTCTTGCTGCTCACTTTGACGGTAATGAATATACCGAGTCTGAGATGGATGAAATACTCCAATTCGCCGAATTTGTAAAAAACAAACGGAAGTAATTCTTCTATATGCTCACACAGGAGGTGTTTTTGTGAATACATATGAAAAATTACAAAATGAAGCTTGCAATGACGGTATAGATGTAATCAGCTATTCTTTCAATTCGCAAAAAATAAAAGGATTATATTGTGACGGAACAATTGCCATTAGTTCTGGAATCAAAACTGATATTGAAAGAGCCTGCATTTTGGCTGAGGAACTCGGGCATCACTATACAACCTATGGAAATATCGCGAATCAAAAAGATACCCAGAATCGAAAACAGGAGTTACGTGCAAGGCTTTACGGCTATGATATGCAGATCGGTTTGATCGGCATCGTAGAATGCTACAAGCACCATTGCCGTTCACTCTATGAGATGGCAGAATATCTGCAAGTAACTGAGGAATATCTAAAAGAAGCTCTGGAATGCTACAGCAGAAAATACGGAGAAAATCTTGTTACAATAGACAATTATGCGATCCGCTTTGTTCCGTCCTTACAAGTAACTGAATTTTGGAAATGATTTTTTCTTTCAAAGTGTAATTTTTTTAATTCTCAAACGTACTTATATGGGATGTTTTACCTAATATATGTTGAGGGGTGGTGCCTATGATTTTGCTTCATATGGAATAAAAATTTAATATATACTATTAGGAGGACTTACCGAATGCCACAAAAGAACCCATGGTACTTAAGCACTTTATTTATCTGTCTACTTTTTGCTCTTTGGTATTTTTTTATTCCGCCTGTGATCGGAATTGTACTTCTTTGCGTTCGCACGCACAAGGAAAAGCAAAAGAATCTTCAAATTGCTGAAATCTATGATCAAAATACTCGATTGTCAGAAAACAATATTGCACTTTCTACTGAGAATACCACATTAAAGCAAACGATTGAGAAAACAGGTATTACAGAATATTCTCAGGCTAAAGAAAAAATAGCTCAGCTCGAATCAGAAGGACAAGCCAAACTCGATAAACTCAACCAAGACATTCAAGATATTAATGCTTTGACCACCAATTTATGGTCCGAACTTGAAGAGCTGCAACAGCGTGATGATAAATTGAAAAAGTCTGTTTCTACTCAGGAACGAAAGCTTTCTCGGAGTAGAGAACTGTATAACAGTATGGATTATGCTTTAAATACATTCTTTACAACAGATGCTCCATATAGCACCTGCCGTTTAACAGAACGTGACATTAACGACGCCGAATTAATTGCCCCATCGGTTATTTTGAAATTGCATTGTATGGATGTAAAAAGTTTGAAGAAGGCTTATCGCGAAAATGAAAAGCTCATTGAATCTTTAATGACGCAATATTCTGCACGGTATACCACCAAAGCAAACAGATCCATTTACGAGCTTTTGACAATTTCCATTCAGTCAGAAGTACAAAATATTCTTTACACGCTCAAATATGATAAGCTCGATACCGCAATTGAAAGTATAAAGAAAATAACAGCGAAATATCTTAAGATTGCGGGCGAAGGAAATCAAGCCATTGCTGGAACCCTCACGAAATTTATTGGTGAAATGGAATATTTACTTATTAATTCCATCAAAATAGAATATAACTATTATGTAAAAAAAGAGCAGGCTAAACAAGAACAGTTGGCTCTTCGTGAGCAGATGAAGCAGGAAGCAGAAGAACGCAAAGCTCTTGAGCAGGAAAAGAAACGGATTTTGAAAGAAGAAGAAAAATTCAATGGTGAAATTACCAAATTGCAGCATAGCTTAGAAGCTACATCTGATGATTCAGAGGTTGCAAAGCTGAAAGCCAGAATTCTCGAACTCCAGTCACAGCTTAGCGATGTCGTGGTAAAGAAAGAAGAGATCACTAATCTTCAGAATGGAAAAGCCGGTACCGTTTATATTATAAGCAACCTCGGCTCTTTTGGTGAAGATGTTTTCAAAGTCGGAATGACTCGTCGACTGGATCCAAATGACCGCATCAACGAGCTTGGAAACGCAAGTGTTCCATTCAAGTTCGATGTACATAGCTTCATTTTCTCACAAGATGCTGTCGCTCTGGAAAATAAAATGCATGAAATTTTGAATGACCGCCGCGTAAATAAAGTAAATATGCGCAAGGAGTTTTTCAAAATTTCAATTGATGAATTGGAAAAAATTGTTGATGAGATTGAACCTACTGCCGAATTTAACCGAACCATGGTAGCAGACGAATTCAGACAATCTCTTTCCAGTGATTCTAATTATACAAGCACTTATTCTTCCGATGACGACGAAGAAGATTTAAACGAATAAAAGAAAACCGCCCCGGTGCGCCAACACCAGGACGGCAAGATCATCCAGAAAATGGACAATCCCAAACACTTACATAATACCATTTTCTGGACACCAGAACAAGCGAAAAGTTTGTTTGGTGTTATTTTTGTACCTTTTTTTAGGCGAAACTATCAAAAAACACAAAGGAGGATGGCTATTATGGCTGAAGGAGTTAGAAAAAGAGGAAAAACATGGTCGTACTATTTTGATACTGCAAAGATAAACGGCGAGAGAAAGAAAATTGAGAAAGGTGGTTTCCGGACGCAAAAAGAGGCTTTAGATGCCCGCGCGGCCGCGATCGCGCAGTATAATAATGTTGGTCGAACATTCTCACCAAAAGAAATCAGTGTTTCCGATTATCTTGACTATTGGTTAGAGACTGCAATCAAAAAGAATATTGATCACGGATACAGCTATAATACATACCGCGACTATGAATCCAAAATACGTTTACATTTAAAACCAGCGTTCGGCATGTACAAATTAAGCAGCTTTCAGTATGCTCCGGACAAAGTTCAGGAATGGGTTGACAACATGAAATTAAAAGGCTTATCAAAGCGTATGATTCAAAATACTTTGACCTGCCTGCAGGGCGCATTGAACTATGCGATTATACCGCTGAAATACATTCAGGCAAATCCATGCATTCCTGTTAGGGTAGGCAAAATGCCAATAGATCCGGATGCCAAAGCTCACGCAGAATATGTATGCCCTGTTGAAGAATTCGAACGAATCCTGCAGCGTTTTCCACCCGAAAACTATTTTCATCTTTCCCTGGTAGTTCCATACAACTGCGGAACCCGAATAAGCGAAACATTTGCAATTGACCTAAACGAAGACGTAGATTTCCAGAAACATGAACTGCATATCAGAGGACAGTGGCAAAAAAGGAATAAGACCTGGTACATAAAGCCACCAAAATATGACTCCTATCGTACAATCAAAATGGGAGAAACTCTGGAGCAGGCATTGAAGTACGGCATACATCAAAGAAAATTAAACAAATTGAAATATGGCGGCGCGTATTTGAACACTTATGTCATGCCGGATAATTCCATAACTCAAATCAGGGCAGATATCCAGGTTGCTTATAAGGAAATCACCCCTCTGTGTGTCAAGGATACTGGCGAACTACTTACGCCGGACTCTTTCAAGTATTGTGCCCGGGTTGTTCATTACGAGCTTGGCAATGTATTGTTTCACTCGCACTGTCTGCGGCATACGCATGGCACTATTCTGGCCGAGGCCGGTGTGAACCCCAAAACAGTTATGGAACGGCTGGGACATAAAGATATCACAACGACATTGCAGACATACACATTCAACACAGAGCTGATGCAGCAAACGGCAGTTGATGTATTCGAGAATGCGATTCACAAAAAAGCATAGTAAAAAAGCGGTTGAACATCTCATTTTAGTTCAGAGTGTTCAGCCGCTTTTCTTGAAAATCGGTCTATTTTATTTTTGCGGGTGGCAAATGGGTGGCAAATCGACTGAACTTCCGCATTTCAAGTCAGCAAACCAGCTTATTTCCTAGAAAGTAGACACACAGTTTCAACGTGGCAAGTCATCGG